GTGACGCTCTTGTCGGCATAGCGGACCGACAACGCCCCTTCGGCGATGGCCGCCTGCAGGGCGTTGTATTGCTCGATCGTGTAGGCCATCAGTTTTTATTCCAGTGAGAGGATTTCTTCCGCGGCCGTTCTTCAGCGTCCGGCTCATTGCCGCCAGTGACAGCAGCAACCAGCAGATCGAGATCAAGACCGAACCGCTGCTGGCAGATGCGCAGCGCGGCGAGCGCGTACACGAAGCAGTCGAGCGCCTCGTTTCGGCGGCCACCGCTGTCCCAGCGCATCACACGCTTGCCTTTGGATATGGCTGCCTTCTTCTTTTCGGAGGTGAGTTGCTTCACTTCCGATTCGTCGCAGATCGCGTCGTTGGCCGGAAGGTGAACCACCCCCGGCTGAGACACACCCGCCTGGGACGCAGCCGTATCGACGGGGAGCCCCATCCGGCTGTAGAGCAGTTCTTTGGCGTTGTCGGTACCGACCTCTGTGAGGAAGACCTTGTGCACCTTGTTCTTTGTGCGCGGGAAGTTCGCGATCGGCTTGCCGTAGACAGTTGCGCCACGGATTGGAACAACCCAGTGCACGCCGTGCTTGCGGCTCTCTGCATAGACCTCGTCGGCATAGTGGCCGCCGGCGTCCCAGGTCCAGCGCTCCACCTTCATGATGGTGCCGTCAACGCGGGCGAACTGTCGGTGGAGCTCAAGCCCCACCTTGCGACGTAGTTCTTCGCTGGCTGGGTCGCCCATCAAGATGAAGCGATGGACCAACCAGGCTTCCTCTCCGGGACCGAACGCCCATACGCGACCCTCGAAACGGTCGTCCTGAGTATCGATACCACCGACCAAGACCAGACCGAGGGCCGGTACCTGTGGGAAAACTTCGCGGCGGCCGTACAGAACTTCCGAGTCGAGCTTCTCGCCCTGGTCGTCGTCCCACGTTTCGCCGCGGGTCGTGTTGATGAAGGTGATGAGCTTCGACACATCGCCTTTGATCTTCAGCCATTCCTCGGCCAGGCTGAGCCAGGTACTCCAGGTGCTGTAGATTGCCCAGATACTGAAGCTGACCGAGCGTGGCGTGCGGATGATTTCGTTATCCGCGCCAAACCAGTCCATGCCGTCGCGGGTCCAGATACCGGTGTGCTCGCAGATCCACCGGCCCGTCTTGGACGCCTCGACCATTTCGTTGTGCCAGATGATGCAAGCGGCGTGTTCGCACACGTACCAGGCTCTCTCGGCCTCACCCAGCGCGTTCTTTTCCCACTTCAAGCCGAACTCGCAATCCTTGCCGCCCCACTTGAGCGTCTGCTCTTGCCGGCAGTGCGGGCAGTCAATGTGAAATTTGAGCAGGTACGGTGACTCTTCGACGGCCTTGGTGATCTGGCAGGAGCCGACACGTTTTGGCGTAGAGCCACGAATCGACTTCGGGTAGATCGCACCGTTAAGTCGCTTGTCGCCCAGCGTGATCGGTGCGCCCTCGCCTTCGACGCTTTCGTCAAAGTTCGAGAGCTCGTCGTAGATCACCTCGTCAGCGGATTTCTCGCGGTAGTTGCGCGAAGCCTTGCCGCCTCTAATCCAGAGGGTTCGTCGGTTGGCGAATATCTTCTGGTCCAGGGTGTTGTCGCTGTGCTTGCGACCGAACCACGGAGCCAGGTCGCCCAGCACAGGAACATCACGGATCATGCCGTTGACGTGGCTTTTGCTGATGTCCTCCGCGTCCGGGTCGGTCGGGCTCCACATCATGACGTTGCGGCGCTTGTGCTGGATCTTGTAGCCGATGTTCGCCATCAACAGCTTGGTGTAACCGATCCGCGCCGACTTGATGAAGTTGACGACATTGATCAGGTCGTTGCCCATGCTGTTCAGGATCGCAACCTGGAACGGCTCGGTCGTCCACTTGCCCTCGTTGTAGGAGGACTCAGCGGACATGTAGAAATTTGCATCCGCCCACTCGACGGCGGTTTGCGGTGGTTCTTTGTAGAGCGCCTGGAGTCCTAGCTTGATCGACTTACGCAGATCATTCAGCCATGGACTCAACGTACTCATCTAATAATTCCGGAAGTTGCTCGCCAAAGCTGGCGGCAATATTTCGAGCAAGCGCGATCTCCCGCTCCACCGACTCGATGATTCGAGGGTCAACCTCTGGGTGACGTCGAGTGACGGTCTTGCCGACGGTGTCCAGTTTCGAGCCGATCTGAGCGGCGATTTTGGCAAGGGCAAATGTGGCGAATGGGACGGGCACCAGCTGCTTGTCCAGGACCAGGTTCTTCTTCTCCTGAGCAATCCGTTGGGCGGCGGTGAGACCGCGGCGTTCCTCGAGCAGCTTGTACTCGATCATCGGATCGACACCTTCGGTTCCCTCACCCGCCGGTTGTTGTTTTCGTTGCGAGTGCTCGACACGGTTTTCGACCACGTTCTGCACGGTGTAGAACGCCTCTCGACCGATGCGTGCGACAGGCGCAACTCCCCATTTGTCAAAGGCTTGCGGGGAAATCCCCAGGCTCGAAGCCATCTCGGATTTGTTCAACCACCCGCGCTGTTTGGTTGTTTCGTTTTTGGCCATGATAAAACAACAACCAACCGTGGGAAAAAGGTCATACATATTTGGCGCGCGGGGCCCGAATTACCCGCAAGGGGTGAGGGTCCCCGGAAGGACCCAAAGGGGGGGTACCCCCTACCCTTGCCGGTCAGCGCCGGGCTGTCGACAGTGCCTGATCCATCGCGCTGGCGAATTCCTTCGCTCGGTTCGCCTTCACGATGTTGTCTGCAATCTTGTAAAACGGGACGATCACCCGATAGCCAGGCTCGCCCTCGCTAAAGATGAAGACAGGTCGAACCGCATCACCGAAGCCTGTCTTCTTCCTTTCCCAAATGCCCCGGGTCCCGTCGACATCACCCGCGAAATACTTCTGTGCGTTGCCCTTGCGCTTACTGCGCTTGCTGCCAGTGGCGTTGGCCTGCACGCCACTCACCGTCTCGGCTGCACCAAGACCCGACAGGATCTTCATGATCGTGCCGCGCGGAACGTTGCCGAACTGATTGAGTGCTGATGCAGCTGGGATTGCGTACTGCCCGGACTTCATGATGCCGCGAGCGATAAGCGCCTTTTCGAAGCGCTTGTGTGGTCGGCGACCACCTTTGACTGGCTGCTGCAGGTACGTGTCAGCGGGAACACCTGACGTCCAGGCATCCTTGAAGAAAGTGCGCGCCTTGGGGTTACCCTTCTTGGCGACCTTCACATAGAGGCTGTTCATCGTAGTTGCGGTTGGCCTATCAAGGCGAGCACGCATCACCGACAACTCGCCCTTTTTCACGAGCATCGCCAATCGAGTGGCCATCAGGGCCATCGCGAAAGGAAGCTGCTTGCTGTCCAGCTCCCGAAACGCTTTCGAAAGCTCCTGAACATTAGGACGAGCGTCGATTCTGACCACAAATGACCTCTACTAATCAGCTTTTTCGGTGGTCTGTAGAGTGCGGCTTATCGCATCCCATGCAGTGCTCGCAATTGAGCGTGCGGCATAGCCAGGCCTTCACCCTCAACCACCAAGTGACCATAAAGACGTGCCGAACACCCGCAAGAGCCAGCGACACATGCAGCGTCAAACCGGCAGTGGTCGGTCCAAAGAAGATGTTCTGGCTTCGTGTCATCACCACGTAGCCACTGATGGCGATCGCAGCGTAGATGAGCTTTCCGAGGATCCCGTCTTTCACTTTACCGCTCAGGACGCACCAAGTTGCCCAAAGCGCTATGAGGCCGCAGGCGATGGAGGTGATCAGTTCGTAACTCATGGTGGATTACCTCCGCCGAACCGCTGGCGGATAATCGCCCAGAGGTCAGCGGACTTAATGGCACGATTGATCGCTGCCAGGAGGGAGCCGCCGAAAGTGCCAAGCAGAAAACCGATGCCGGCGACGATGCTCGGCTCGGTAACGCCGAGGTATGCGCTGACCATACCCGTCAGGTAGAGCGAGCAAGCAACACCGGTGATCAAGAAAATTGCCCAGGCTCGCAAATCAGTAAGGTCGTCCTTGTGCCACCAACTGGCGACGATCGCGCCGATCAAGCCAGCGACCAACCACTCGGCTTTCTCGCGCAGGAGATGCAGAAAATCCATGCGCTCGACTCCGTGGGGTGCATGCGTGAATAAAAAGGCCTGCGTTGGCCTGGGCAAGAGCCCCAAAAAGATCAGCCCCAGCAGCACTCCCAGCTCGGAGCAATGGGTGTGGTGGGGCCGAAAACGAAAAAGCCCCGCACATGGCGAGGCTCTTTAAATTCAGTGAACAAACGACGAAGCTGTTCTAGTCAGATTTCATATCTTCTTATGCTCAAATGCTTTGACTAGGATCCCCTGACTTTTCAGGTCAAGCATCCACAAGTCTAAGGAATCGACGTCGAGGCCGCTTTGGGGAAGTAGAGACCGAACATTTCGAGCATGAGGAGCCGAGTTCAAATAGCAAGCTAACTCGACTGCGCTTCCCTCATCGGAAGTCTCAAAACGCCAACAACCTTGTTCGGGAATATCCACGAACCAAGCCCCATCCCGTTGGAATGAGACATAAGGCGACAGACAGGTGACGGTTATACTTAGCGTGCTTTCGTACACCTCAACCTCCACTGTTGCCCGAAGATCAGGCCGGGGAAAGCTTCGTTCCACCTGCACGGCAATGACTTTGCCCTGCCCAACACACTCACTGCTTAAGTCGAACCCAAATTCAAATGATTCTTGGTTTTGACTATCAACATGAGCCCCCGCGGCTTGGACAACAGCCTCTATGAGCGCACGTGTTTCTTCTGCCAGAATTTGTTCCATCAAATATCACTCACCAAAAAACGAGTGAGGAGAATGATTCAAGCAGACCAAAAACGCAAAAGCCCAACTCTAGAGTCGGGCTTTGCTCGCGGAAAAACCGCAAAGTAACTGAAATCTATATATCGCCCCCGGTCCTGTCAAGCGGCCTCTCGACGAATATCCAGAGCCCCATCGATCCAAGCAATGCCAGCCTTCCAGAGCTGACGGGTTTTCTCTTCACCGAAGCCAAGCTTCTTGCCCACATCGACCAGGGCTTTGTCCCGTGAGGTGTAGTACTTCATCAGAACATTCCCGCACTCGGGGTAACGCTTCAGCAAGCGCCCCATCAGCCCGTCGATCATCAGCGCATCGTCATCGGTGATCATCGGCGTATGCAGCGTGTTCTCTCGAGATGCACAGCAGGACACGCCCGAGCCCAAAACTACCCAGCGGCCCCAATGCTCCAGCAGGTCTTCCGATGTGCGCTCGGTGAAACTCTTTGTTCTCGCCACAATTCAATCCCCCTTGAAAGACGAGCGGCCGGCGCCGCGACTATTGCTCTGTTGGTACTGTTCGACGGTGTCGTTTGCCACCGGAGCCAGGGTGGCAAGCTGACGATCCCGGCGCAGCAGCTTGCCCAACTGCACCGCTAAATCTTCAAGCAGTAATGGCTCCAAGCTGACGGCGTGCACCAACCCTGAGGCGTGGCAACCGATGCAGTCGAGTTGATGAAAAACCCCTTGGATGACTCCTTTCCCAGCGCATGAAGGACAGTCGGTGAGCGGGATCAAGCAGCGCGTCAGGACGGGGCCATGCTTCTTTTTCATCATTTTTAAACCTCGCCTATGGTTGATTCTTGATTGGCCTCGCAGGCCTTGTGTTCTGCGGCTTCCAGCGCATTACCGGAATCTCCGAATCTAAAGCCGGTCAATCCGTGAATCAGGGCAAAACCCTTTTGGTCTAGATGGGCGTGCCACTGTTGCAAGGCATCCCGCTTACGCCCCATCACGTCCGACTGGATGTACACCTTCACGTTGTGACCCATGGCGTGGTTGATCAGCAGCTCACCGATCAGGTGGTCGATGCCGATATCTGCCCAACCGGTACGAGCGACCTTGCGCAAGTCATGACTGGTCCACTCGCCCTGCCCCAACCGGGCAAACACGGCGCTGGCCTGGCCTTCGCTCAGGGCCTTGCCGTTGCGCGCCGGGAACAGGAACTGGCCGTCATAGCCTCGGGCGTATTGGCCGTCGCGGTACTGGATCAGCAGCGCGCACACCTGCTCGGTCAATGGCAGGTGATGCTCCACGCCGGTCTTGGTGTGTTCGGCCGGGATAAACCACTCGCGCTCAGCCAGGCTGATGTGCGACCAGCGCGCCTGCCGGGTTTCGCCGATGCGCGTGCCGTGACAGAGCATCATCAGGGCCAGCATGGCATCCAGTGGCGCTGTCTCCATGACGGGCACCAGTTGCTCCAGCAGGCCCGCAAGCTGCACCCCACGCAGGCGAGACGGCTTGATCCCGACCTTGGCTTTCGAGAAGTCGTTGAACTTGATGGTCGCCATCGGATTGGCCGAAATCAGCCCCAGCTTGAACGCCTGCCGAAAGGCCAGGGCTAGCAGCTGGAACACCGAGCGCACGTAGTCGATGGAAATGCTTTCCTGCAGCGGCCACATGAGCTGGCTGTCGAGTGCCGCCTTGTCGACGCCGGTCAGCGGCAGGTCGCCCAAGCGCGGCATCAGGTGGCATTTGATCGCTGAGGCACCGGTCTTCTTGCGCTTACTGGAGAGATTGCGGTCGCGGGACATGCGTTCGGCGTACCAGGTCAGCAGCTCGCCAACAGTGATCCACTTCGACAGGTTCGCCCCGGTACCGGCCTCCAGGCGAAGACGGATAGCCGGCAGCGCCGCGACCACCTGCTTGGTGTTGAGATCCGGGAAGGCGCCGATTCGCTTCCACTCGCCCTTCACCACTAGGTACCAGGACGCACGTTCACGAGCCCGGGTGAAACGCAGGTACAGGCCGCGATTCTCGATGTCGCGCAGGTCCCGGACATCGCCGGCAGCCTGCCGCTTGATTTCGGCGTCGGACATCTTCACGGCGGCGCTGGTCATGCGGCCACCACTGTAGGAGTGAGCCGCAGGTAGGCGCGGATCTGCTCCATCGTATCGAAGTGTCCGCGGCACACCACCGCCAGATAACCCTGGTCATTGAGCTTGCGAATGCGTTCGTGCTGACTGGACGAGATCGCGGCATCGTTAGGCGGTGTCGCCTTGAATTCGATGTACAGGCCGAAGAACCCACCGCGGGCCATTGGCAGGACCAGATCAGGGATGCCGGCTTTCACACCCTGGGCCTTCAACTTCGCGGCGACCGCCTTGACGCGATGCCCGCCGTTGGGGACATGAAAGATCAGGTCGGCGACTTCCGGCATGCGGGCGCGAAGCTCAGCCATCAAAACCGCTTGCTCCAGCCCCTCACGGTCGACTGGCTTGGCGCGCACCGACTTCTGCTTGAACTGCTTCATTACGACGGGCGTCATTCGCGATTACCCCGCGCGATTCGGGCACGGCGCTCGAGACGGCGGATGCCCCACCAAAGGCCGACGGCGGCGACCGTCATGAAAGCGATGTACAGATGAAGCAGGATGTCGTTCATGCCTTCTCTCCTGTGGTGATGTCGATTACTTCGAAAGTGCTCGGCCACATCAGACCGCCGAACTTCTCGGCAGCAGAGCGATGCTCGAACAGCGCTACAGCGCGATCTGGTTTATCGGTGAGATCCAACTTGTAGGCGCAGCAGTGCACCGCATACCGGTACTCGGCCGGGTCGGTAGGTGCGAGATACGGATTAATCACGGGCACCTCCCAGTTTCGCGCGCAACTGAGCAAGAGCTCCTTGGCCAACTTCTGGCGTCACCCTTCCTGCGGCACGGGCAGGTAGAGCCTTGGGCATCGCCTGGAGTGGCAAGCCGGCAAGCAATCGGCGGATGGTGATCGTGTAGTTGCGTTCGAACAGCTTCAAGCTGAGCGGGGTATCGAGCTTATTCAAGCTTTCGAATCCGCATTCCTTGGCGGTGTGCCACACCGCATCATGCGACCACTTACCCTGGCCAGCCATGCCCGGGTGAGCATTGCGACACGCCTCGCGGTGCGCCGCTGCGAGCGGTGGCAGACCAAGCATTTCGGGGGTTGGCTTGCACCATTCGATGAACTGGCCAGGGCTTGGAATGAAGTCACCGGGCTGTTTGCGAACCTGAGTCATGCCGAAGTCGATCTGACCCTGAGTGCAGATGCCTTCCTCGAGAAATGCTTGAAACCATTGGCGCTTAGAAGCCTGGTAGGTTTCTTTGTCGGGCCATGCCTGGCGCCACGCCGAGCGAATGGAGCGCAGTTCCTTGAACAACTCGTTTATGGCTGTCACCAACGTGCTATGGGCTCCATTCGCCACCGGAGGTACATCGCCCGCCGCGATAAACTCACCGGATTGGGCTTTCGCCCATAGGTCTTGAGCAATCACAGAGACGGTCTTCATGAGTTCACCCCGTTCTGCCATTCGGTGTCGTCATCATCAAAGTCTGATGCAGGCGCCTGCTTCGGCTTGAATTGCTTCACATTCGAAGCGGCAGCAGCCCGGGCCTTGTCGTTGTTCACCCACTTGACCAGCATGCCCACCCATTCAGCCTGGGTGTTGACCTGGTGCTGAGGCTCGTAGTGACCAGTGAATGCGACGCGAACTTGCTCAGTGAACAGGTCAAGGGACAACCCGCGGTGCAAGGCGTAGGTTTTCAGCAGCGTTTGATCCGGAACCCAGTCGAGGGTCATTTCGCTGGGCATGCGAGGATCGACGGCCTCCTGCGCAGAGAGAGGTTCTTTATTCTTCTCTGCATCTTCTTTAGGTAACGCGCCGCTAACGTTCGCAGCGTTACTTTTACCGTTACTCGCCTTGTGATTCGCAACGCGTTTTGCCGTGAGAAGCCTGTTTTTAGCGGTCTTCCCGTTGTGTCGCTCGAAATGGGGAAGACTGATCACACCCTCGGCCTCGATCATCCAAGTGACCGATTTCATGTGTTCGCAGAAGCCGATAACGCCGACGAGACGATCAAGTAACTTTTTGCTAACGCTCGGAGCGTTACCATTTTCGGTTTGTTGGTCGAACCATCCCCACACGCGCATCAGTTTGCCGACGACCGCGTCGGGGTCGATATCGGCTAAGTCCGCAATCTGGCAAACCTCAGGCTTGTCCAGGGTGGTAAGTTCGAATTTGATCCAGTCGCCGGCCATTACGCGGCCTCCTGCAGAAGTTCAGCTAGGCGGGTTAGGCCTTTCGGGGTGACCATAGGGTCGAAGGCAGCCCGCTCGATTCCGGTTTCAGGATCCGGCTTGAGGGCTGTGACTTTGTGGGTCATATGACCCGAGGTGATGCGAGGCTGATAGGCAACCCAGCGCTTGCACCCGTGGCGCCGGAAGATCCAGCGGTGCTGTTCTAGCCAGGCGAACAAACGCGCCGGAGCCATACCGAGCTGCTTGGCTGCGTCAGTGATGCAGATCGCGCCACCAGCTGCAGCGAGCCTGTTGATGGCGGCGACCTTCGGGGCCTGAACTGAAATCAGGCGCTGAAGCTCGCCGTTCTTGTCTGCGAGATCTGCGGCAAGTCGGAGGGCTTCTGGGAGGGATTGAGGGATCGAGACAACCTGTCGTGACACGTTTTCCAGTTCACTCAAACGTGTCACGACACGGTGTCGGAGCGGAATGCTGTAGCCCGTCAACAGGGTTTCAGTCAGGACGCGGTCAAGCTGGAATTCGGCGGTGTAGTCCCGCCCATCCTTGACCTCGTGAAGATGGCGCAGATCTGCGCCATCAACAGCCAGGGCTTTGCGCATCACACGGATGTCGCGAATAACATCCTTATGCTGCTTCCCTGTGAGCTCGGCTATCTCCCGGCTCGACATGGTGATCGTATTGCTTGGAGCGACGATCGTGTTCATAATGGCCCCTCAGTGTTTTGCGTTTTGAAGAAGCCGGTCTAGCCACCGGCTTTTTTGTGCCTGTCATTTGAGTACTGGATGAATCAACAGCTGATCCCGTGCACTGCTCTCATGTCTTTCAGTTGCGGATAATTGTTTCCATAGGCAATGCGGATCAGGCAGCTGTGTTTTGTGATGGAAAAGGTCGGATTTCTTCAGCGGTATAGGTCCCATCGTCGTGCTCAAGAACCTGGATATCTCGCTCTGTGCGAATTGCTTTTGAGATTGCGGGCGAACTGACGCCGAGCGCTTTAGCAACGGCGGTTTGGCCAATCTTTTCAACCAATTCGGGCAACGGCGTCTTCTTCATTTCGTGGCCTAGCGAGCATGACGTGTGAGCGAGATATTAACCGCCGGTTAGCTTTCCAGCAATACCGCCGGTTGACGCAAATAAATTAACCAACGGTTAAATTTCGCTAATGACGAAAAAGAAAGAGTTGTCCCCAGAGCTAAAGGCCGAATGCGACGCCGCCAAGGCGCTATTCGTGTCGAAGAAAAATGCCTTGGGCATCACGCAGGCGAGCCTCGCGGAAGCTGCGGACATTTCTGCCGCCGCAGTTGCGATGTACTTGAACGGCACTAACCCGTTGAACGCTAAATTCGCCACAGTCCTTTCGCGAGTACTGGGCGTTCCAGTCGAAAAATTCAGCAAGCGATTGGCTCAAGAAATCAGCGGCCTTACGAACGCAGCTGAGCCAGGGGAGTCTTTCGGAGAGATGACCTCGGCGGCAGAAATGGTTCGCCAGATGCTGGCGAAGCAAGGCAAAGGTCTAACGGATCATGCACGCCGGCGCCTGTTAGCCGTTGCTGAAGAGACCGACAATGGGAAAGCAGACACAGGAAACGTCATCACCGGCGATTTCTCGCGTCCCGGCCTTGTAGGCGATGAAGTTTGGATTGCCCACTACGACATCCGCGCAGCGATGGGCGGTGGACAGATAGCGCACGACTATCCTGAGATGTTTCAGGACGTCAGGGTTAGTCCAAAACACTTGCGCGAACTGGGTGTGGACTTTGAAGAGCATTTCCATCTTAAGATGGTTACCGGCTGGGGCCAATCCATGGAGCCCACCATAAAGCATCGCGACCCCTTGATAGTTGATGCGAGCATTCGCGAATTCGTCGGCGATGGCATTTATCTATTTTCTTGGGACGACCATATCTACATCAAGCGTCTGCAGGTTGCCGATGAGGATCATTTCGAGATGATTTCCGATAACATCAGGCACAAAGATAGGATGATTCGTCGCGATAGGACATTCATTCAAGCGCGCGTGCTATTGGTTTGGAATGCGCATTTAGTCTGACGCTGACTGAACTAAAAAAGCCCGGACTGGCTCCGGGCTTTTTTGTTTAGCCCCATATGGGTCTACGCCTTCCCGCCATACCGCTGCCATGCAAGAAGGATGTCCTTCATTGCCATTTTTTGCGACTCAGGAAGGACAAAATCATGATAGTACTGCCGACCGTTATAGCGGACAACAACCTTCTTAGCGGCCAGTATCTTGTTTATCATTGTCATATTTTGAACTGGGGAATCTGACCATTCCCAGATACTGCCCGCCGCGTTATCCCTTTCAAAATCCATTTTTTCTAAGTTGTATACTTCCTCATCAGCTTTTACTGTGACAGTTTTAACGAAAAGCCAATCATCCGCGTAATAATTAAACTTCATTCGCAACGGATATGAACCGACCGATCCGTCCTTCGTCCCAAAATAAAGAGTCATATAGTTAGCCAAAACAGGCACGGACTTGTGGGAAACCCAAGTGATACCCTTTACTTCGTCTGTTTCCTTCGTTAGGTTCTGATCCAGACGGGCGAAAGCCTTGCGCTGCTCCTCTGCTGCCTTTGCTGCCTCAAGCTGTTTAGCTTTTTCTAAAGCTTCTTCCTTGGAGTTAATCTCGCTCAGCAGGACCTTGCCGCTTTGAGCCTGAGGGGATTCAGGATATCTCGAGATCAGGTCATTAAGCGTCTGCTTGGCCGTATTGGAGGCGTTCTGAGTAGATTCGTTCTTCGCTCTAGCCAACAACCGCTCAGGTCCGTTTCTTTCGGCATCGAGCTCTGCTTTTAACGTAATGATCTCCGCCTGGAGCTTTGAGACCTCCCCTTGAAGTCTCGCCGCATTCTCTTTATCAGCCTGACCGCAAGCAGTTAGTAGTGCTACCAACATTGAAACTATAAAAATTCTCTTCATGAAGACCATCTCCGTTTAGAGCGAAGATAATACCAAAAAGCCATCATCAGAATCCGCCAAATGCTGGTATTTTTGCTATCGAATCATGAAACAAGAATTGGCAACCACCATTGGGGTATCTGGCATCGGTAGTAAGCCCACGAAGTGGGCTCTTGGGACGTCAAAAAGGAGCTGGTTCATCTATCTCTTCGATGTGGTCGGCCTCTATCCCTCTGTCTTCTGCCGCAGCGGCCTCCCACCTAAGCGTTACCGACTCATCGTCGTTGAATGTAATTTCTATGCCGTCCGTTTCGGATATCAGGGCGATCACCTCTTCCCACTCCCGTTCCCCATCAGTGTCCAACCGGTGAATGGTCACCCAACGCTGAATCTGCGCAACGGGGTGATTGATCATTTCTGAAACTCGAAGACTTAGTCGCTCCATTCCGCTCAGCTCGACTTTTTGATCTTGGGTTTTCTTGTTTGGCTTGCCCATTGGTCTCTCCTTGATACCTGTACAAATATACAGTTACAAACAAAGCATAACCGAACCTTTCGCAAAATAAATTAACCGCCGGTATTGACCAAATAAAAACCGGCGGTTAATTTAACCCATCGCAGCGACAAACCGCAGCGAAGGGACCTGAAGCGGCCCCGCCGCTCTTTAACAGTCAGAGCAACAAACAACAGACCGCATTGCCTCTACCGGCGACCGGCGAGCAGACAGGCCCGAAAGCCTGCCCACGACAGGAACAACCTGGACGGCTGCTCGAGGTTAAACGCCCTTACAAGCCCTGACCGTGTGAATGACCCGGCAAGCAATGCGCCCCGCCCCTCCGGCGGCAATAGGACGGAAAGTTTCACTGATGCACCTGGTTGGCCGGGTGCATTGGGAAAACAACCGGGAGTCACGACGATGGAAACAGAAATCGTAAATGGCGCATGGAAGGGTCACCTCGGTCGTGGCCTGGCCCCACGAGAACTTCAGTTCCTGCTGTGGGTTGCCCTTGGGCTGACCGCAAAGGAAATCGCCCGGGAAGCCGGTATCTCGCCGGCCACCGTGGCGAAACGTCTTACCAACGCAATGTTCAAGCTCGGCGTAACGCGCCGTGCAGCAATGGTCGCCGAAGCGATGCGTCGCCAGATCATTTCCCCGATGTGCTTTGTCCTGGCCACGATGATGACCATGAACGCCGTCACCAACGTCCAGTCGGTCGAACCAGCCCGCCGCGACCGCCGGCCGCCTTCAGTTCGGTTCGCCCAGATACGAATCACCCGCCGCGCTGAAACGCTGTAGCGCGCCGCATAACTCAACCCGAAAGGAGAAAACATGATCGAGCTTGGACAGAAAGCAGAAGACAAGATCACCGGCTTCTACGGAACCATCACCGGCCGCGCGCAGTACCTCACCGGTTGCGATCAGTACTGCCTGGTGCCGCCGATTCGCCAAGGCATCAACGAGGTTCAGAAGTCGGAGTGGTTCGACGAGGGCCGGATCAAGATCCTCGGCCCCGGTGTGAGTGCGGCAGACGTTGCTGGTCCTCGCCCTGGTGGACCGCAGCGAGATTCACCACGCTGCTGAATGAGTATCGCGTCACTAAGCGCACCTCAACAGTAATCATCACCATGGTCATTGGCCCTCAGGTCTAACCGACCATTCGCATCACCTTGGCCGGACCGGGAATAACCAGCTCGACATACTCCGTAGCCTGCTCGGACCAATACCTATCGGCCAGTTGGTGGAATCCATCAAGAACCTGAAGGCCAGGAGGCATGAAAAAATTGTAATTTCCGCGGTGAATAGTGAGATCGCGAGTATCGATGCTCAATTCGTAGATTAAGTTATTGGGGCAATTGCTATCCCTGTATCTAATCGCCTCTTCAAGCGTTTCTACCGCAAAAAGCGCCGTCATCCTGCTCGGTTTATCAGGAAATTTTTGCGTGCGGACACTATCCAGTATGCATTCCCGCAACAACGTGCTGGACGCTTCAGTGTGACGTCTCAGCATCCTCCCCCAGTTGCCAGGAAGAATGATGCTTCCCTCGCCAATCATGGTCGGGGCGGCGTGATAAACAATTACTTCCATGCTATCAAACATTCCAAGTTGCTCTCGCGGTTTTAGGGATTGCGGAGCTAGCACGGCTCGGCGCGGGCAAAAATCCGGGCACCAGATTTCAGTGGCTAGTCTTGGCGACAGGGCCAGGCGAAAAGTCAACCGAGGGCAGTCCTCAGTTATCGATGACTTCTTGCTGATAGAGATCTTCTGCTTCTTTCAGCACCGATTGAAGCACCTCAATGAGCCCGGGAATCTCCTCCCGTTTGAACAGAAGCGTTTGGGTCGTGCCTGGCTGCTCCTGAGTGAGGCCGATGCCAAAGCTTTCAGTAACAAAACCCTCGACCCCAAAACTCGGTTCAATCTTCCAGCTCATAGGACTTTCTCCATGAAATACACGTACGTGATGAAGGACGGAATGTACATCTACAAAGGCCCAAAAAACCAGCGGGCACTCTTCGGGATTGCGCACTCGATCGAGCAGATTCGTAAAGCAATCGAGCGCCACCACGGCGCAATCGAATACACCCTCACGGAAGCTGAAGCGCGATTGCACGGAGCATCACTTCTGCCCCTTCACTGAGTGGGCAGCGGGATGTAGGCCTACATCAAGCAAAGGGCTCAACAGAGCCCAGGTGACATCAAATGAAATAAGGAATCGACAATGACTGTAGATATCAGCAATTTCATCATCGCCACCCCGCTTCCAATTTCCGACACTAACCCTATTTCCCTGGACTTGATCGGCTGGCGAGCGTTGATCGAATGCCCAAGCGTCATCTCGATGCTTCCCGAGGGATCGCTGCAGATGACGGCGCCAACACTTGGAGCTTCCAGTAAAAGCGTCCATCGAACTCGTTGTGAATGGAAAGAGCCCGGCTATTGGCTGTTTGCCAGTGCCGCAGACCATTGGTGCCGTCAAGAAATGCGGCTGACGAAGGTCAATTCGTTGCAGAAAGTCGTGATCGGCCAAATTCATGTGCAGGGCTCTGAACGCCCACCGATAAAGGTGTTCTGGAATAAAGGCAAAATCACCATGGGGTTCCGGTCGAGCTACCTGCAAGACGATCCGGTCAACTCGACAGTACTGGAAAACGTGCCGCTCGGCGCACTCTTCAAGATCAACATTCACGCCAACTCAAGCGGCGCTATATCGGTATCTGCGAGCTGCAACGGCGCCAAATCCACCTCCGCGATCATGCGCCTCGACAACACCTGGGACACGAAGACTCTCGCTTTCCACGGCGGCGTGTACAACCAGATCGACTACTCCGATTCAACCGATCCTGAGGACGCTTCGATTTGCGTAATCAGTGATCTATCCATCACTCACGTGTAAGACCAACCAGCGCCACGTCAGCCTGACGATAACTGCCCGATGCCCTGGTACTCCCCAGCACCAGGACGCATCGGAGTGTGATCTGAGTACCGCCAGTCAGCGCGAGAGCAACGGCTGACAAACGTCATGCAGATCACACCCCGATGCGGATGATTCTGCACCGCGCAAAGCGGCCCCCTGCATCCAGCGGGACCGGAAACAAATTGCACCTAACCGGAACGGTTTTTCCATCTCAAGCACGGAGGGTTTGCACCAATGCAGCATTAAACGCTTCACCTGTGTGGTGCAGTAAGCCTGAAGGCTACGCCCTTAACCCTGGCAGGCAGCGGATATCGGGGCCGACAGTGTCACCGCGCACCGGCCGAGCAATCGGTAGGCCACCCCAAGCTCAAGGTCACCGCTGATGATTTAAACCCAGGCCGTCGCCAGTAGCGGGCCTGGGAGGCTGTCACGTAGGGAGGTCTTCGTGACACCAACAAAAGCCCGGTTACGATCGGGCTTTTTTACGCCTGCCTTTATCCATCAGCACTCTCCCCTGCGCCCAACGGCAAACAGCAGGCGGCCGAGTGCTGACGAATACACGCAACCCCACCGAGGAATCACCATGCATCCATCACTTCAACAGCGAGTCGACGGGGTTGCCGCCCTGCGCGCTCGTGCAAGCATCGCCACCGCCGCGTTCTACGCCATGATTAGCAAGGAGCAGCCCGTGCAAGAGATTCGCTTCCAGGTCATCGCCAAGGGCACCCATGCCTATCACATCATCGAGCGATCCACCGGCAAGGTGAAGGGGTTCCGCTGGACGTGGAAGGAAGCGATCAACCTGGCCCAAGTACTGGAAGCGCGCGCCGATGGCATCAAGCTCTCGCTGTCAGGTGAACGGAAATGATCGGCGTACCAATGCCCAACCCGCGGGACTCGATCATCGAGGACCTAAACCAGAAGCTGGATCATTTCTTCGGCGCCGGCAAAACAGTCGAGCAGATCGCCAGCGGCGTCAGCGCTGAACGCCCACTTACTGGTAGCACTGCCCATCACGAACGCCTCCGCGCCGAGCGCGACAAGATTGCCCCGAAGGTGCGCGAGCAGGCCGCCGCCGGCAAGAGTTCTGCAGAGGCAGCCAAAGCGCTCAGCATGCACGTCAAGCGCGTGCAGCTGATCGCCCAGGAAAACAAATTCAAGTTCGCTGAGCACTCATGAAACGAATCAGCAACCAGGTGCGCCAGCGCCGACGACAGACATGGCTGGATATACCAGCCAACGGAATTGAAGAGGCAGGCCATGGCCGAGGAACAGCAACCGACGGCGGAAGCCATCAAGCAGCGCAAGAAACGCGAGAAGGAGGCGGCCAAGAATGCCGCGCTGGGCATCGAGAAGTTTCAGATCGAAGTTGTCGGGGTGTTCAAGCATGACCTCAAACGCCTGATGAAAGCCCACGGCATCAACAACCAGCAGGACATTCACCAGCGGCTGCTGATCAACTTGATTGGCGTCGACTTCGAAACGCAGGCTTGGATGCTTCGCTGTGTCACGACACCTTACGAGATTACCGAAAAGGTGTCGAAAGCATTCTACGATCAAAGCATGCTGTTGATTCAACATGACTCAGGTGATGAAATAGTAGCGCTGTCAAACGCTACCGATGAAACCATTCACGTAGGCCATGACGAGAGTGCCGTACCCCCAGATTAAGGTTCCGTATATTGAGAACGCGAAGGCAAAACCTCTAAGAACATGCGCGATTTTTTTTAAATTGTTGAATTCACTCTTGGTACGAATTGTCCCTATACATTCATCCATGAGACCGATGACGAGCAATGAGAAAACCGTGGTGATAGAGCCGCTTCGTTCAAGCCACACACCCGAGCTGTCGGTCGATGGCTTCCACATTTCAAAAAGATAATTGGCAAGTAAGGGCGCGAAAAATGCAATCGCCAATGCTGCCGTCGACATCCAAAGGTTAATCTTTATCCTTGTTCTCATCGTGAACTCCATTTCGGAAATTGCTGATTTCCATGCTCTAAAACCCACTTCATCCTGCCGATCTGTTGCAGACATTGCTTCACGTAGCGCCAGAATGGATGAATGGATATTATTAGCAGCCGCATCCAATTTACTTTGTGCCGAAAATTGGTCCAGCTGGTTGATATTTGTCCCTTTGAGCATTTTACAATTTGAGATTCCGGACTCCATTTCGGCCTTGATGCTCATGAATGGGACGAGCATTACTTCATTCGGAAATTTAGTCAGATCCACACTACTTAACGTGGTCATGTGAGCTTCTGCGGCCATTAGCAAAGCGTCGGGAAATACGAACTGACTAGAGTTTATCTCAGCGACTTCGTCCCGAAGATCGGTGATTGATCCAGCAGCGCCATTGGCAATGTTCACAATTGCCATTTTCATAACTCTTATTCTACTGGCCTCTTCTTTCCGATGACGTTTCTCGGGCAATTGCGCAATATAGATGGCTACTGCAATGGCTAATATCGTACCAACTGCCTGCACCCAGGACGCCATTCCCGGGTGAGCCTCAATCCAGCTAGAGGCAACATCAAAAATCATAACCACTTCCCCCAAAATCCGGAACTATACCGGCGAGGTGCCATTATGCCCATCACTTACGGAAGCGTTTGCAGTGGCATCGAGGCAGCAACGCTTGCATGGAAGCCTCTCGGCATACGCGCAACTTGGTTCGCCGAGATTGAAGCGTTCCCCAGCGCGGTGCTGGCCCATCACTACCCAAACACGCCGAATCTCGGCGATATGACCAAACTCGGCGCCCAAGTGCTGGCCGGCAAGATCGCCGCACCAGACATCCTTGTCGGTGGCACCCCGTGCCAGGCATTCAGTGTCGCCGGCATGCGCGAAGGCCTCGCCGATCCGCGCGGCGCCCTCACCATCAAATACGTGGAGCTCGCAGATGCAATTGACTATGTTCGCGCTAGTCAACGAAAGCCCCCCTGCGTCATCGTCTGGGAAAACGTCCCCGGCGTCCTCAGCGACAAAGGGAACGCCTTCGGATGCTTTCTTGGCGCGCTTGCTGGGGAAGACTGCGAACTGCAGCCTTCAGGGAAAAAATGGCCGGACGCTGGTTGTGTGTATGGACCCAAAAGAACAATCGCGTGGCGGGTCCTGGACGCCCAATATTTCGGCCTGGCCCAACGACGCCGCCGTGTGTTCGTTGTCGCAAGTGCTCGAGACGGATTCGATCCCACTGAGGTACTTTTTGAGCGAGAAGGCGTGCGCCGGGATACTGCGCCGCGCCGAGGCGAGGGGCAAGACGTTACCGGAACAGCTCCTTTCGGCCCTGCGCTCCAGTGCGGATGCGGACAAATCTTCGCCGAAGAGCTTGGACCGTACGGCTGCGTGAACTGCGAAGGTGACGAAGGCCCGGCGGTGTCGATGTTCGGCGGGATTCCGGCGTTCGGCGGTCACGGTCTGGACGGCTCGATCGAGAGATCAGCCACCCTCACGACGAAGGGCAGCCGGCTCGACATAGAAAGCGAGACCTTCCTCGTGCAGCCTGACGTCGTCGGAGCGCTGACCAGCCACGCCTACAGTGGTGGAGCGGGAGGCAGACCAGACGGCGCAGCGGCTGGTCATTTCCTCGCGGTGGCACCATCGCTTCGAGCCCAAGCCCAGAGTAGTCATCGCGCCGATTCCGAAGCATTCATCGTAGCCGGCACGCTCAATGCCAACGGCAAGGCGGCCGGCAGCGCCACACAGCAGGATGCGGAATCCGGATTGCTGGTGGTGCATGGCACTCAAGACCCTGGATACAGCAGTCACACAGCATTTGCTCTCGGCCGAAATAATGGCCAGGAAAACGCGGTGTGCATCACCGGCGACATAACCCACACGCTCAAGGATGACGGCTTCGACGGCAGCGAGGACTGCACCGGTCGCGGCCAGCCCATTGTTTCAGTGCTTCGCGGAATCAGTGAATACAGCTCAGGCCTGCCATCGCTTCGATCATCATCCGGCGACGCAGGCGGTGGCAGCGAGGCGCTGATCTCCACCAGCAGCGTTCGCCGATTGATTCCGCGAGAGTGCGAGCGCCTCCAGGGCATGCCAGACGACTACACGCTGATCCCTTGGCGCGGCAAGCCCGCCGAGGAATGTCCGGACGGTCCGCGCTACAAGGCGATCGGTAACAGCAAGGCGGTCACCGTCGTTCGCTGGATAGGCCGGCGCATCCTCAAGCAGATCACTCCCAGCCCCTACGGCTGATTACTCCAACCCGCCGCCCGGGCATGACCCGGCATAGGACGCCCCATGCCCACAGAAAACAATACCTCCCAGCTGCAGCCGGAAGTGAAGCGCTGGCAATTAAAAGGATTCATCCCTGGCGTTGAAGGCGAGAGCAAGGCTGTATTCCGGCCGGTCGTAGTGCTTGCCTCAGACTTCGACGTCGTCCAGTCCGAGCTGGCTGCTTTGCGGGAAGAGCTGGAACGCCAGAAGCGCTACGTCGAGATCAACGCCAACTCGGCCCACGGCAAGCACAAGGAAGGTCAGCGCTACCGGGATGAGCGTGACGCCCTGCAGCTGCGCCTGAACGCAGCGGATCAACGGATTGATGACCTCACCGCGCAGCATACCGAGCCGGTGGCATATCTCTATACCTGCACATTCGATAAGTACCAGGAACCTGTAGTTCGTTACAGCCAGCTCAGGGTGACGCATGCAACAGAAGGCTGGATCGAAGAACCGCTATTTCGGTTGCCCCCCCACCATCTTAGAGCAGACGCACATATGACCGGCATCGAGCGCATGCCTCCGGCATGGAGCAAGCAATGAAAAAAGAACTCATCAAGATCAGCGAGTTTCAGCGCCGGCGCTGGGGTGAAAACGGAACCCCGCAATGCCCCCAGGCGATTCGCAACCATATCCGCAACGGCGTAGTGCCCGGCGAGCAGATCGGGAAACTCTGGTACGTTGATTGGACTGCGTTCAACCGGTCGAACGGCAATGACCTGGTGGCGATGGTATTGAAAGGAGCAGCATGATGGTCCCTCGGCCGCGCAATACTGCGAACAAGAACCTCCCGCAGAACCTCTACTTCGATGCGCGGCGCTCGACCTATCGCTACCGTCGGCCCACGGATGGAAAGTGGTTCCAGTTCGGGACCGACCGCATTAAAGCAATCGACGCTGCGAAACAGTTGAACCTGGAATTTATGCGTGGCGCTGACCTGGTCGGCGCTGTGCTGAACAACGCTTCAGAAACGTTCGCCGGCTTCCTCGACACCTACGAGCGCGACGTCCTGCCACCCCGTGAATTGGCCAAGGGCACTTTGGGATTGTACGCCGTGCACTTCCGACGCTTTCGCAAGCAGTTCGAGGGCAAGGCGGTCGACCAAATCACGATCCGCATGATCGCGGAAATGCTGGACGCCCTCACCCCGCGCACGGCCAACCAGTGCCGGGCGTTGCTGGTCGACATTTTCAACCATGCTGCGGCCAAAGGGCTGTGTCCGGATAACCCGGCCGCCAGCACCATCAATCGTATCGAGAAGAAGCAGCGCAAGCGCCACACCGTGGAGGGCCTGAAAGCCATTAGGGAGAAAGCGTCGGCCTGGCTGCAGAACGCGATCGACCTCGCCCTCATCACTGCCCAGCGACGGACCGACATCCTCGACATGCGTTTCGACGGGGTGCGGGAGGGTTTCCTCTACTTGGTGCAAAAGAAAACGGCCAGGGCCAGTGACGCCGCGTGGATACGTTTTCGCGTGACGCCCGAGCTACAGGCGGTGATCAGCCGCTGCCGTGACGACACCGCGTCACCGTACCTGGTACACCGAAAGCCTGATCGCCTGAAACAAAAACAGGCGCAGACCAAGGACCACTGGACGAAGATTGAGGAACGGTATTTGACGCGAGCGTTCAAGGAAGCCAGGGAGGCGGCGAACTGCTACGAGGGATGGAAGGAAGAAGAGATGCCGGGCTTCCACGAAGTACGAGCGCTATCGCTGTACCTGTACAAAAAAGCCGGAAAGGATGGTCAAAAAATCGCAGGTCATGCGAGCGAGAGCATGACCAAAAATTACCAGCGCGACCACGAGGAAGTCATCTGGTCCGAGGCGATTCCGGACCTGAATATCAGCGAAATCACCGGGTAGTTTTGCGCCAGTTTTGCGCAGGTTTTTCGCAGACACAAAAAAGCCGATCTAGTTGATCGGCTTAACTGTCTGATTTTACTCAGGAATAATGGTCGG